ATTTAGTACGACCTTCTTGCGTAGGCATATATCCGTTTTTAACCAATAGGCTTTTAGTTTTAGGATCAACATAACCTTTAGTTTCTAGGATAGCAAGTGGTGACATTCCAGCATTAGATAGTTTAAAATACTCTTCGCAAGTAAAGTTTTTAACAAGGAAGTTACGAAATGCATTCATTCCACCATATTTAAATCGTGCTACAAAAGAAGGCTGACGCTTTCCTAACCGCGTTGGGTGACAAGGTTCAGCATAAACTTTTGCGCCTTCAAAATCGCCTGTATAGTTTAAATATTTACCGTTATAAGTGAATTCGTTTATTTGAAATTTAGTCATATTATAGTACCTTTTGTTGTTTTGATAGGTCTATTATACAACATCCTGAGGATATGTACACAAAAAAATGCACAGCAAATGCATTTTAATGGGAATATGCCCAAAGTGTAACATTTATGTCACAGTAAGCCCAACCTATCACTCTGAAAACGGTATAACTTTATCAACCCAATCACGTGGAAATGTAAAACCATCAATTGTTTCTACAGTATCAGAATCAACATTTGATACTACGTACCATTTATGATCAATAAGAACAGAATCATTTTCAAAAATAATTTCTATATTATCAATTGGCGCGAAGCCTTCTCCAAATCCTAAACCCATATTAAATTCCTTTATCCAAACATATCTTCAAAATTGATACTTTCTTCAGCTGTCCAATTAACTGCCGAAAGAATAGGCTCAAGTGGTTTATTGAATACCTTATCAAATTGCGTATCGTAATCTATATTATTTTCTAGATTAAATTCTGGCGGTAGATAATCTTTAAATGCTATTACATTTTCACGAAGAACATTTGGAAGTTTAAGATACACAAACTTTACTTTATCACCGCCTTGAATCAACTCGTATTTCTTAGTCAAGCCAAGATCTTTAACCATTTTATTATAGAGCAAAGAACCACGACAATGAATTGGTGTACCTTTTTTATACACAGTTCTACGATCGGCATACTTGTTTAGTTCCGTAATTCCGCGTGGAAATGCTAACTCTTCAGATCTTAGCTTCTTAAATTCAGATTTAGCTTCGGAAATAAATTTTTGAGTGTCAGGTTCAGAACCAGATATAATAATTTTGAACGATTCTTTGAGCTTCTCACGAATAGCATGCGGCGTACTCGATTGAATAGCTTGAATGCCCATGATTTTGAGCTTTGGTTCTTTGTACTGTACACCTTCGGAGTTGTGTACATTAAGAATATACCGTTTCTTTGCGGTCCAAATACCTTTGTCAGCAAGGACTTCGCGGCCCATCCACATACGGTTTTCATATGCATTTGTATTTGTTTTAAGTTTATCATATTCTTCGGCTATAACCTTTTCAAAATGTTCGGAACAAGTCTTATCGAGAAATTCCATAGGGTTCGGTGGGTTAAACTTTTTAACCCAGTCATTAAAGTCTATATATACCGAATCTGTGTCAATTGCGATAACATAATCTTTTTTATTTTTAAGTAACTTATTTAGTTCAGTATTCACAGCACGTTCAGCAAGACGAATAGAATATTGACCAGTCAGTGTAATAGCTTCGGCCATTCGTACATCGAAATATCTGAAGTATTGAGAACCAAGTGCACCATACATACTATTCATAAGAATTTTAATAGCCATTTGTTTATTCTGTAATTGACTTATTTCTTTTTCAAGCTCGTACGTAGGATTCTTTTGGTAATCAGATTCAGCCGCTAACATAATCTTTTTAATACCTGCGCGTTCGTCATAATAATCTATAATAATTTCTGGTAGGAATCCACGCTTTTCTTTAGAATATAGAGTACCATTAACAGTATTACAATATTTAGGATGCGGTGGTATATTATTTTCAAGATAATTATCTACGCCATCGTGATAACGTTCATTTGGTATTAGAGTTTCTGGACTGATATTGTATTGCACAATAATGTTAGGATAAAGAGAGTTTAAATCGAAAGAAGCTACATTATCATAAAGACCGGGCACAGGATCTTTTACGTAACCACCAGCAAATTGGCTTTTAGATTTAGTTTCATTAGGCGGAACAATAATATTCTTTTCGTTTAATTTACGATATATGATTGAATCCCATATTGAAGTAGTACCAAAAGTGTCGGTATAATTAACGCCGGCTTTATAAGCAATCGTCATTGCTAATGCGATCAGTTGCATCTTTTCATCTATGCGTTGAACAAGTTGAACGTCTTTAATATTATAATCGATAAACTTTTGGTAATCATTTAGGTATAACGAATGTAATGAACCATGTTCTTCATAAGACAATTTCTTTTCACCGAGAACCACACTTGAAATATGATCAAGGGAATATGATTCTTGTGGGCCGTACGAGTAACCAAACTTAGTAAAGAGTTTATAATAATCAAGAGTTTGAATACCAACTAATTCATATTTCTGCTGTTCACGATTAAATTTAGTTACTTTCTGTTCATTGATAATACCCCATGGCGAGAATAGTTTAGTGTCTTCTTCACCAAAGATTTTACGTACACGATTAATAAGATACGGTATATCAAAGAATTCTATATTCCAACCCGACAATACGTCAGGAGTATGATTAGGATTATTCCACCAATTAATAAACTTTATTAACAGATCTCTTTCAGATTTACATTTAACATAACGAAATTTATCTTGGTCGAGTGGACACTTAGAGATATCGTAATCGCCTAGACCCCAGATGTAATACATACCATCATTACTAGTTCTTGCCGCGATACTAATCACTTCATCATTCGCCGTTTCAGGATACGGAAAACCATCAGCCGAAGCAACCTCAATATCGAAGATCATAATATTGATTTTATCTTTATCGAATTTTATATCGTTAGGGAAACGTTTAGTATTAAATTGATGTACATAATTAGTAGTACCATGAATATCCCAAACATCTTTATACTGATCGATCCAACCTTTGGCGTCACGCATAGAATTAAAATCTTTAGGCTTGAGGTTGTGACCCATCAAAGATTTATACTGAGAAGGTTCTGAAGAATTATAGAATAGTCTTGGCTTGAATTTGATTTTTTCTGATACGGCATTACCATTGGCGTCATAACCACGGTACAGGATATTATTTGAGTATCGATTGACACTCGTATAGAAATTAGACATATTCACCTCATTACATATTATAGATCTATTATATCATAGTTTGACGTATAAGTAAATAGATTAAAGTTTAATTAATGCCATAATTCCTGGCGCGACACTACCCTTGTGGGTGCACGTGTAGAAGAAATATTTTGGATTCATATCTTCTTTCATGTATCCCGCCTTTTTAAAAGCGCGCTTGACGTCATGCAATTCTATATTATCAAAGATCACATACTTAGGTTTAATGACATCAATATAAGATATATCAATCATGACTTTATCATAAGAATGTGAGCCATCAATAAACATAAGATCAGAATTTTCAGGATCTTGTCCTGATTCATTTAAAGCAAAAGGTATAAATTTAAATCGAAATCCAAATCTATTAGCGACGGCATTATAGGCTTTTCTTGCGAAGGATCCAGGATCATAAGAAGTTAACTTACATTCTGGCCAAAGGCTCAGCATCGTAGTCGCTGAATGACCAGCAAAGAAACCTACTTCAGTAATAGTCTTTGGAGCTTCAATTATTTCTGAGATTTGTTTCCAACAATTATATACAGATTCATTATTAGGATCTAAATAACCCCAACCTTGTCCATTATAAGGTGCATTTGCTTTTTCAGGCTCAGGCTTCATTAAGAAGGATGTGTTTATATTATTCATAATTTATTTCTGAGTGCAATTTTATATTGTACTGCTCCGAATCTTTCGAGCGTTAAACCCGTTTCTTTAATAAATTGATTTACTCCTGAAGTTGCTCCAGCCTTACCGCGTTCTGGCGTCCACGAGTAGTCATCACCAATAATGAATCCACCAGGTTTGATTGCGTCTACACAGTTATATAGGTCGGTATAAACCTCTTCGTGGGCATGGCCTGCGTCAACATAAATCCAATCGAATAATTCCGTGTTGGCATTAAAGAATTCTAAGGTTGTTTGGCGATGAAACGTAACTCTATCAGAGTACGGTAACAACTTTAACTG